ATGTCTAGCCCGCCACGCCTCAACGGACTGGGAGTTACCCGGTCGGGCGCACCATGGCGGGCGCCAAATTTAGGAGGTCGTCATGCCGGCATTCAGCAACCGCAGCAATCAGCGCCTGAATACCTGCCACGACGATCTTCAGCGCATCATGCGTGAAGTGGTGCGCGAGTTTGACTGCTCCATCCTGTGCGGACATCGCGGTGAGGTCACCCAGAACAGGCTGAAGGCGGAAGGGAAAAGCCAGCTCAGCTATCCGGAAAGCAAACACAACAGCCTGCCAAGCATGGCTGTGGATGTGGCCCCGTATCCCATTAACTGGCACGACCGCGAACGGTTCCACTATTTCGCCGGTTACGTCATGGGAGTGGCCGAACGTCTACGCCAAGAGGGCAAGATCCGCTCCTATTTGCGGTGGGGAGGCGACTGGGATCGCGACACCCAGGTCAGCGACAACAGCTTTGATGACCTGGTGCATTTCGAGATTTATCAGCAATGAGCCCCGAAACGCTGGACAAGTGGCGTGTTGTGCCCCGCTTGCTGGTGCTGCTTTACGGCGTCGTGTGCTGGCAGACCTTCGACTGGTTCACGGCCTTAGTTGATCCGTCCGGGCCGCAAACGACATTTGCTACGGGCATCTGGGGCGCTGCTGCTGCATGGTTTGGTTTCTACGTGAACAGCGGGAAGAAACAATGACCTGGCTCACCCTGCTGAAGAAGGGCGGCCCGTATCTGGTCGTGCTGGCCATTGTCGCAGGCATCGCCTTTGGCGGTTGGTATGGTCGGGGCCTGTACGAAGACAGTCAGGAGCTATCAGAACTGAAGGGCGCCCAGAAGGCCATCAAAGCGGCTATGGCCCGCGAATCCGGCATTGCGCAAGACGTAGAGGCCAAGCTGGCCACTCTCAAGGCCAACCAGACGGTCATCGACCGGGGAGTTATCCGTGAAGTGGTTAAGCCTGTGTATCAGCGCGTTTGTTTTGAGCCTGAGCTTGTCCGGCTGCTCAATCTGGGGCCAGAAGCATCAGTCGAAGCCTTATCAGCAGAACCTTCTGGCGAAGTGCCCGGTGAAGCTGGTACCGCTGAGTGACGGCACAGCCCGTTCTGTGGCCCTGGCCATGAACCAGTGGAAGGCCACCTACAACGACTGCGCAACCCGCCATAACGGACTGGTCGATGCGATCCGCGCGGCTGAGTAAGGGCGCACAGGACACGGCCCATGCAGCCTTCCTGGCAGTGATCATCATTCTTTTTTGTTGGCTTGGTCTGGCCTATCTGGCCCGGCAATGGTGGAGAAGTTTTCGGGATGACGCATGAGGCACATGACATGGACAGTATCCCGTTGCGGGTCAATGAGCTGGAACGCAGCCAGACTCTGCATGACCACCGCTTGAAAGTGCTTGAGGAAGAGAAGCTGCCGCACCGGGTCGGTGATCTGGAGAAGTCCGTGCAGTATCTCGTCAGCATGGCCGAGACCTCAGAAGAGACAAACCGGACGGTCATCAAAATGAACGCTTTTGTCCGAGGCGGCGTTTACGTCATCGGCGGGCTGATGGCGGCGTTAACCCTGGTGGTGGCCATCTACGGTGTTGCGCCAAAGTTCGACGCCATGATTATCGACAAGAACCCGCAGGTAACGCGGGGGAATTAACCGGGCGGTGCCCGAAGTGAGCCGGCGGGGCCGGTATGGAGGTCATCGGTGATGGCCAGAAGGACAGGCTACAAACCAGAATACGCTGATCAGGTTGAAAAGCTCTGCAAGCTAGGCCTTACCGACAAGGAGCTGGGCGAGTTTTTCGAGGTGACAGAGCAAACCATCAACAACTGGAAAAAGAAGCATCCCGAATTCTTTGAGTCCATAAAAAAGGGCAAGACTTTGGCGGATGCCAATGTGGTGGAAAGCCTTTACCGCAGAGCCTGCGGCTACAGCCATGAGGCTGTGAAGATTATGCAGTACGAAGGTTCGCCGGTCGTTGAGCCTTACATAGAGCATTACCCGCCGGACACGACAGCCTGCCTGGCTTGGCTTCACAACAGGCAGCGCGATAAGTGGCAGCGCAACCCTGACCCTGCTGGTGGCGACGCGGATCTGCCGCCAACCAAGATTGTTTTCGAGGTTCAGGATGCCAGGACACGCAAAGGTGGTGAAAACGGGGCTTAATGTCCCGCAAAGCCAGTTCCTGAATCTGCCTCACAAGTACAGGGCCTATGTTGCCGGCTTTGGCTCAGGCAAAACCTGGGTGGGCTGCACCGGGATGCTGGCGCATTTCTACGAGCACCCGAAAATCAACCAGGGCTACTTTGCCCCGACCTATCCGCTGATACGGGATATTTTCTACCCGACTATCGGCGAGGTTGCCGAGACAATGGGCCTTCGGGTCAAGGTCAAGAAGGGCGACCACGAAGTAGAGGTTTACAGTGGCAGCCGGTACCGCGGATCTGTGATCTGCCGCTCTATTGATGACCCGGCCAACATTGTTGGCTTCAAGATCGGCCACGCCTTGGTCGATGAGCTGGACCTGCTTGCCGAGAAGAAGGCAGAGCAGGCCTGGCGAAAGATTATGGCTCGCATGCGCTACAAGGTGCATGGGGTAAAGAACGGCATTGATGTAACGACGACGCCGGAAGGCTTCAAGTTCGTCTATCGCCAGTTCGTCAGGTCGTTGCGTGACAGGCCGGAAATGGCCAAGCGCTACGGCATCATCCAGGCGTCCACGTTCGACAATGAAGCGAACCTGCCGGATGACTACATTGACGCCATGCTGGAGGCCTACACCCCGGAGCTGATCCGGGCTTACCTGAACGGCCAGTTTGTAAACCTGCTTTCGGGCACGGTTTACCACCAGTTCGACAAGACGCTGAATCACTGTTCTGACACCGTTCAGAGCGGTGAGCCGCTGTATATCGGCATGGACTTCAATGTGGGAAAGATGGCCGCTGTCACCCACGTAAAGCGAAACAAGATGCCCCGGGCGGTGGATGAGATTCTGAATGGCTATGACACGCCGGACATGATTCAGAAGATCAAAGAGCGGTACTGGGAATACCGGGACGGCGAATACTGGAAGACATGCGAGATTCGCATTTACCCAGACGCCTCTGGCGATTCCAGAAAATCCGTTAACGCCAGCAAAACCGACATTGCAACGCTCAGGGATGCCGGTTTCTCGGTGCATGCGCCGAAGGCCAACCCCCCGGTTAAAGACCGCGTAAACGCCATGAACGCCATGTTTTGTAATGCGAAAGGCGAGCGCCGCTACCTTGTGAACACGGATAAATGCCCGGGTTATGCGGATAGCCTGGAGCAGCAGCCGTGGGCTGATAACGGCGAGCCTGACAAGAAAGGCGACCTTGACCACCCGAATGACGCGGGTGGCTACTTCATTCATCACGACTACCCGGTAATCAAGCCGGCAACAGCCACCAAGCTGAGAATGAATTACTAATGGCAAAAGACGTTACCTACACACGAGGCGATTACAACGCAGCGCTTCCCAGCTGGGAGTTGGTCGCGGACGTTGTTGCCGGAGAGGAAAAAGTCAAAGCCAAGGGAGAGTCGTATCTGCCCAACCCTTCAGCGGTGGAAGAAGACCCTGGCGAGAAGAAAGCCGTTTATGACCGCTACAAGCAACGGGCCAGCTTCTTCAACGTCACCGGGCACACCCTGCAGGGGCTTATCGGTGCGGTATTCCGTAAAGATCCGGAACTGAAATTGCCCGGCGCCCTTGAATACGTTGATTCAGACGTTGATGGCGCTGGCGTGAGCATTTACCAGCAAAGCCAGCGAGTGCTTGCTGATGTGATGCAGAAAGGTCGCGCCGGGCTGTTGGCTGACTACCCACAGACTGATGTGCCTGCCTCGCGTGCGGATCAGAACGCCGGGCTTGTTCGGGCCAATGTTGCTCTGTACGACGCTGAGCAGATTCGCAACTGGCGCACCACGAAGGTGGGCGGCGCTCATCTTCTGTCGCTTGTCGTGCTGCATGAAACAGCAGAGGAAGTGGCGGCGGACGGTTTCAGCGTGGATGAAATCGAACAGTACCGAGTGTTGCAGCTGGT